ATGACAAAGGAAGAATTACTCTTTACAACCAAACGGATGCACTCAGAGCTTGTCTATAACATGACAAAGCTTGAGGGCAACCCGTTCACTTATCCAGAGGTGAAGACACTGCTGGATGGTATTACTGTGGGCGGACGAAGACTCACAGACCAAGAACAGGTGTTACGTGTTTCCCGAGCATGGGAAGAGCTGCGTAATCAGGTGGCGCATAACATGTTCACTGTCACGAAAGCTAACTTCATCCATTTCAACACGATAGTGGCAGAAGGTGAGGCATTATCGGTCGGTGATTTTAGAAACGGTCAAGTGTATATCGCAGGTGTAGAGCATTACACACCGCCTGCACACGACACATTAGACGAGCATTTTAAGTGGGTCATGGAGCGTTTCAAGAACGAGTCCGACATCTACACTAAAGCGTTCAGATTATTCTTAGACTGCGCACGTATCCAGTTTTTCTACGACGGTAACAAACGTACGGCACAACTTATGATGAACGGGTATCTGATGTCTAACGGGTTGCCGCCGGTAAGTATACCCGCCAAGAGCAAGCGTCAGTATGACGCGAAGATGACTAAATTCTATGAAACAGGCGATGAGAAACCAATGTTGGAGTTCCTCACCAAACTCTCCCAATCAAAACGATTCTCTATCTAATTAACCACCTTTCCTAACCAAGGGCACTCAATCGAGTGCCCTTTTCTTTATCCAAAACAAACCCCTAATAACCGAGGTCACGGGCCGGTGGGTAGAGGGATTTAGAGGTCACAGGACGCTTTCCTTGGACCCAGCTCCGTCATCACGTGTTGGGGCTCATTGGCAAAGGACAAAAGAAATTGAAAAAGAAAAAAGAACAAATGGAATTTGTGAAATAAAAAGTAACGAAAACAAAGAGTTGTAAGTAGTGAAAAATAAAATTAAATGGAAAAGAGGAAAAAGAAAATGTACAAATTCATAGGTGTAGTAGCAGGTTTAATCAGCATAGCAACGCTGATGATGGCAATGATTCTTGTTGCCGTCGATGAACCAGCAACAAAGGAAATCGTCGGTTGTCTTATTTCATCTGTCATTTGTCTAGCAATCATGGTCAAAGAGGGTTATTAGTTTTATTGTAATAATAATATTACATATAATGTAATATGCAAATCTGACAAATGAAACAAAAGAGGAAAAAACTATGAAAAAGACAACTGACCACAGTTATGAAAACATTCAAAAAGCGTTACAAATCGCGGTAGATAACAACGGTAATGTGGTATCGGCTTCGGAGCAATCCGGAATCCCAAAACGCACACTGTACACCTATTTTCAACGGATGCAAGAAGGTCAATCAATCCGTGGCGTACATTCGCGCCGTGGAACAAGTGCTTTGTTTTATCTAGACGAAAATAGCATTGTACAAGTGTATGTGTCTGATAAACACCTAAAAAAAACAATAAATCACCTCAACAGGCAATAAAAGAAAGGGTTGCCGAACTGGAAAAAGAATTAGCAGAAGCAAAAGAGTTATTGGTACGAGCCGAAAGAAAAATAGGAATTATAGAAAGCTCCCTGTTGCGTATCAAAGGTCTTGCTTCATTTGGAGCGTAAAATAGACAAAAATCATGCCGAATTGAAAATTTCAATCCGGCAGAGGTGAAAGTTGTGCTGTTATTTTTCGATGGGAATGTAGCAATACCAGCGTAAAATATACTAGTTTGCCAGTATCGCTGCAATTGGCGCCGAAAATTCCGGCACAATCCAGCATCGATGCTGAATTCAAAAAAATTCAGCATCGGTTCAACCCGCATAAACACTGGGGTAGTGCTGGAACATCTGGAAATGCCGAAATTTTTTTGGGTTAGCCACAGAAAATAAAAAAATATTTTTTTCTCTCGACCAATTAAACCCAAAAAATTCCGGCTAATCCGGCTTGTATCGACAGACTAGTACAAGTGCTAATCAAATGACAACAAACAACCAAAGGAGGCACCCAAAATGTAAACACTAAACCCAACCCTTACCACCTCTAAACGACCGTGGGTGCACAGCAGAGCTCACGGTCAATCAAAAGAGAGTACCTATCAATGAATGGTTATTGATAGGTGTTTTTGATAGTGCGTTGTTCAGCGCTATTCGAGTTTTTTATAGTGCGATGTTCAGCGCTACTTGCATTTTTATACATTAACCGACTGGGAGTAACAAAAATGTCTTATTTAAACACAATCGCGAGTATTCACATTGCAGATGTAGCCAAAACAAGTCACGTACATGTGAAATCTGTCGTGGAAAACGCAAAAAGAGATACTGTAACGATTGAATATGAACAGATGTACTACGACGAACAGAACGAGTGCTGGCAGTCGTTAGATTACACTGTGACACTAGATTCTGGCGGAAGATTTGTACAACCAAAATGAGGAAACATTCTATGGACGAGCGGAAACTAACCCTTGAACCGCAATACACGCCGGTGTTACGTCTTTCAGACGACCAGTTCGAGGAGCTTGTTGCCGAACGCAATCAACAGGTAGAAAATGACGACGTTGATTGGTATGACCTATATTAACTTTTACTACCAATCGGCACAAACAATTAGAAATATTACATTGCATGTAATAATATTATATTATATATAATAAATGACGGCGATGTTCCGCCGTCTAAATTAGTAATAAATGACGGTGTAATGACGCCGTCATTTTTGCACTTCAACGGAGACCAGACCATGACCGACCAAACCTTAACAAAAGAACAAATCCTCGAACACGCTTTAGGGGTTAACTTATTCCTAGCACGTAACGGTGACCTTGTACGCATTGACGCGTACGATAAACTGGAAAACATCGACTATCCATTGGCAGTATTGAATTTCACTAACGAAGACAATGACAGATACTTTGTAACGGATAACGGCAGATTTATACGGGTGAGGAATCCCCAAAAGACATCGTATCCCTCATCACTGCTGACAACCTCAAGCAGCTATTCAATCAATCACAGCAATCAGCATCCGCACCTGATATCGACTTTGAACAGTGTATCAAAGATTCAACGTTCCTTAAAACCCGTGACGGGAGTAAGGTGTTATTAACCCGTTGTAACGATACCCCGAACACAACATATCCATACGCCGGTGTTGTTATCCATGCTTCAGGGCTTGTTACAAACGCCTTTTGGATGATGTCGGGTAAATTCAACTATGGTGAAAATGAACTTGACATCGTAGGTTATTGGGATGAGCCCAAGCAACCTGCCATTGACCTTGGAAAATGTTTTAAAGACGGTACCCCGCTAAAAACCCGTGATGGCCACATGGTTATCTTAGATGATTACGACGCATTCAGTTTGCATTACTCATTCGCCGGCCGAGTGTACGATGGGAAAGAGCTCATTTCACATGAATCGTGGACATATAACGGAAAGATATTTAAAGACAGTAACAAACCGAGCAGTCTCGACATCGTAAGTCTATGGGAGGGTGAATAATGGAAACCTTAACACCGACATTCAAGAGCCTGCTCAAGGCATACACCAACGGTTATCCGGTATCGGTAAAAGGAACAACAGACAAGTTTTACATATCCGATTACGACCCGCATGACCCAAACGAAATGTTCTATGTAGAACGAGACACAAACGAGACCTTCTTTAAATTCTTCTGGGTAAATGCGAATGGTGAGTACGAAGGTCTAGGTAACGGGTGCTATGACAGACCAAACGACATCGAATATATCATCGTGGACGATGAGTATATAAACCTTGAAGAGCCCATTGACCGAGCAATCTATAAATTAAAACAGGATTTCGACGACTTCAAGCGGGTACACCTACAGAAAGTACCTGAAGAAGTCATCCAAGAAGTGTACTTGGCAATAAAACTCGAGTATTTGAAAGGTAACACTAGCACAACGTTCATACTGTACAGCCTGTACAAAGCACGACTAGTAGCTGCACTATTTAACCGAGCTGGCTTCAACTACATGCTATTTGAAAGTTGTGACGCAACAGAAGGACCAGAAGTTTGGTCAACTGAACAAGAAAGAGCTGAATCCAGCGTGTGTCAAAAACTAGTAATCCAATGGACATTTAAACTATGAACATCTTAGAAATTCATAAGTCAAGCTACCGGTTGGGAGCAGCTAAAACCGATACCGAAAGATTAAAACGGAGACTAAACCAATGCGACTAAACAAAGGACATAAAAACTCGATATTCACTCGAATTAAAAATCAAACAAAATCACCATTCAAAGCAGAAGCAGACGAGTTCAAAAAACGTTTTCAAGAGTGGGTTTACACTAAAGCCGACCCGTGCTTCAAACAGTACCAAGAACTCTATAAAGGATCGATTCACACCATGTGTATATCAGAAAAAGGGCGGTATTGTTCAGGGGTAATGCGTCTTGAAGTAAAGGTGCCCGTCGATAGTTGGGTAAAAGACCAAATCGGTACCTATAGTATTGACTTATCGGGGTGGAAACCGACAAATGACAGTGTATTAAACGCAATTGTCGATGATTTCGCAAAAACTTGCGAAGAGCAAAAGCAGTATGAAAATGACATCGAAAATCTAAAAACCATCATTAATAACTGCTCAACTGACACCCAGCTCCTAGAGATGTTCCCTGAATTTAAAAGCATTATTGATGAAGTGTGCGTAAGGCAAGAGGCTGTTAAACAACTACCAGCAACAATGGGGTTGCCGCAAAATCTTGAACGTTGGGGGGTGAAGTTAAATGACAAGGAAAACAATAGTAGCAACAGCAGTATCAATGATACTGAATCCTAAGTTAACCAATGGAAGAAACCGACAAAATGTTCTGGGAAATATACAAAGCCGTTTTAGCGGCTTACCTAACCATCCAACTAGCAAAACTCATCATTGTCGCTGTAATGGGTGTAGTTGCAAGAAACATGGGAGTAATTAAATGAAAATCAATTCAAACTTCAAACGAGAAAAATCGGCGTTTGCCATTTTAAGGATGCTACGTCGCTCTGACATCGGTCGAGGTGGCTTAATGTTTTACGTAGTGAAAAATGTTGATGGACAGTGGGATTATCAAGTGTGTGATATGCCAAAAAACCGTTCCGAACTGACATTCAAAGCGGGCTTCGAACGTGATGATTGGTTTATCACTTTGTTTGAACATGAGGCGCGTAAACTCGTAGACTTTTTAAACAACGTAAACGAGGCACCAGACACCTACCCATTTAAACTCTGTACAGGGATGATGTGCGATCCATACATGCGCGAAACAATATCAGACATTATCGAATGCAACCATAATGGCATCACTGATTTCTGGTACAAAACCGAGGAGAGCAGAATCGATATAAATATCTTTGACGGCTCATATTATGGAGAAGATGTACAAGTAAACATCTATCCAATCGTAAACGGTGAGACCGATGTAGACAACCCAATTGGTACTGCGACATTGATAAAGGGAACGTTATGAAAACAACAACCAAAAATGGCAAAGTTTATAACGAACAGGGTGAAGTAGCGGTGTTGTATTCACCCGGTTATGGTGCAGGCTGGTCGACGTGGAACCCTCACGACTGCCTATTCACACCTGAAATTGTACAGCTTGTATTAGAGGGGGCTCCACGTGAAAAAATCACTGCTAAAGCAGAAGAACTTTTCGGTGATGCTTTCTACTGTGGCAGTGCGTTAGATACATTAACTGTTGAGTGGCTAAAACCGGGCACTTTATTCAGAATCGACGAGTACGACGGTTATGAAACAGTAGAAATACGAACCCGTGAAAACTGGAATATAGCTTAATTTAAAACAAAAACAGGAGACCAAGATCAATGTTAATTTTAGGATTCTTACTCGGTGTAGCGACCACTGTAGTAGCACAGAACTTTTTAAAACAATACACAATCAAGAAAAAGGACGGTAGTAATGAATAAATTATCGTTAGCAGTAACAGGTTTTGTTGCGCTTATCGCAGCAATCTTCCTGTCGACAATGGTGTATAAAGTGGATGCGGGTGAAACCGCAATTCTTACACGTTATGGAGAAATTGTCGATACCAAAACATCAGGGTTAAATTGGAAATCACCAATTGAAGATGTCACATTCTTCTCAACCCGTGAAGCGAAAATCGAATTCGGTGTTTTTGATGAAAAGACAGGTGACGTTACGCAAGGCTTATCTGCATACACCGCAGACCGTCAAACAGCAACGGTAGCACTGACACTAACTTTCCAAATAACCGACCCTGAAATGGTGTATACCAAATACAAAACGACAGAAAACATGCTAAATACGCTGGTTGCGCCACGTGTACGACAGCAGTTAGAAATCGTTTTCAGTAAGTACACAGCAATGACAGCGGTTGAAAAACGTGGTGAATTTGCAACGAACTTACGCAAAGAAATTTCAGACGCTTTCAAAGGATATCCATTAGCGGTAAACGATGTGCAATCAGTTTTCAACTTCTCGGCAGAATATGAGCGAATGATTGAAGACTTAGTTAACAAAGACGTCGCGGTACGTAACAAAGAGCGTGAAACCCGTATCGCTATCGAGGAAGGTCGCGCACAAGTAGAACGAGCAAAAGCCGAAGCAGCTACACGTTTAACCCAAGCCGAAGCACTGGCTAAACAGCAAGTATTACAAGCAGACGCAGAAGCTCACGCAATCCGAGTGAAAGGCGACGCTGAAGCTGAAAATGTCCGCAAAATGGCGGAGGCATTAGCCAAAAACCAAGAACTCGTTGCGCTTGAAACAGCTAAACGCTGGGATGGTAAGTTACCTACATACATCCCACAAGGTACAGTTATGCCTTTCGTGCAATTACCACAAAAATAGAGAGGGAGGCATATGTATTTCAAACCAAACTATCTAAAAGTTGTAAGAGAGTCCGCCGGTCTCTCTGTATACGAAATGATTGTACGAACTGGAGCACCTTATGAATCAATAAAGGGTGTAGAAAAAGGCTCACTGCCAGCAACAGATAACATCCTTGCTGCTTATCAATCACTTTTACCTACCGTTGACATTTGTTCGTTGTCGTTAGAAAAACCGTTTTTAACACGGTTAAAAGCAGCGATTATCATAAAAATACTAAAATTTGGAACCAAATTACAAGGTTGACGAAAATGGATATTGAAAATGACATTAAACAATTAATAGCTGTATTAGACAGTTTAAAAACTCGATATAGCGAGAACAGTTTAGATGCAGCGTTATGTGCTGCCGTTGTAGAATTCTATCATACCCAAAATATGGGGGGTAAGCGGTTATCACGCATACATGATTTACTAGGGACAAAAATCAAAGTAAATACCCAGAAAAATAACATCGAAAGCATCATTAAAAATGCGGTAAAAGAAGCAATCTTAGTCGGTGACGCGGGAGAGATAATCCCTGAGCTGCAATATGCAGCATTGACATTAGTAATGACACTAGTGGACACATTTACCAAAACTAACCAGCTTGAATTAGCAGAAAAAATTAAGAAAGCATTTAAAGAATCATCGCTAAAACTCGCAACAATGTTAGAAAACGATTCGCTGGAGGTGCTGCACTAATGGCTATCGAAATTAATAGTGTACTAACTGAACGAGCAGAAACACATGGCTCATTCTATATGAATGCAGGCATGACCCAATCCATGGAGCGTATCCTACAACAAGGGACAACATACAATCAATGGAATAACGAGCAACGTGAAGCTGCTCACATGATTCTACAAAAACTATCCCGTGCTGCTAACGGTGACACTACACACCGTGACACATGGCTAGATATCGTAGGTTATGCAACACTTGCCTTGGAGTCTTTAAATGCTGAATCAAACTGTACCGTTTGACATAGAAGAGTTTGCCAAAGGGAAAACGTTCGCGGTAGATGGCACAGGTCGTATGTATACATACGAACAGCATGATGTAGAAACAAATGACTTGTATGTTAGGCAAGTCAATTCCAGCTATCCAGTAGCACGTAATCTCGATGGTACTTTCTTCGGTGCAAACACGCCAACCGCTAATGACCTAGTAGCACTTGTACCTAAAACTTGATTTCTGAAAATGCCGGGTTCAGAAAACCTATGACCACAATCATAGGTAATTAACCGGAGGCCGATGTGGGTAGAGGAAACGGGGTAGCTAACCACTACCCCATAACAGGAGGTATATGACCTACACATACAAAACAAAACCACATAAATCGCACGGTGTGATAACACAAATCCTTTCGACCAGAGGACGTGTAGTTAAAGAAGTGCACACCGCTAACCAAGAGCTAGCCGAAACCGCAGGTAGGTTTCATGTTGCTCAACTCGAACAAGCGGCATTACATTACCAAGCGCCGCTAAAAAGCTGGAAACAACAAAATGATGAATCAAAACGGAGACCAACCAGATGAAACCATTCGACCCAACTCAAGACCATCGTGTATTAATGCCAGAAGGTGAATATAGAGTAGCAGTATCCCATGCATATGAACGTGTATCCAAAAACGGTAACCCATACCTATCAGTAGGGCTAAAGGTTGTAGATGATGAAACAAACTTTAAAGGTCGTATTATCTGGCGCAACTTCTTTCTAGAAGGTGACCCTGAAAATTACGCGACACAACGCTCAGGCGAAGAGCTCGCATCAATCTGTCGTGTAACTGGTATCACAGAAACCATCACAGAACCAAAACAGCTTATCAATGGTGCCGTGTTCGATATAGAAATCAAGCACTACAAAACGTCATCCGGTGTGTTAGGAGAGGACATTCGTTACTACTACAAGGAGTAACTTATGGACTACACAATACATAAAACCGGTTGGGTACTGTTCCGTGGAGGACCACCACGGAATTACCACTACCTACCGCCGGGTGGCTACGCATATTCGGCGCATTTAATCAATGATGAGATATGGGTAAGTTATTTCCGCGGAAGTTGTGAACAGCTACTTAAACGTATACCCGTCACTGGTATATCAGAAGATGACCATAAACAAATATACAGAATAGCACACGACTACCTGTATAAGTTCGACGGGAAAATTCACATAGGTCCAGACGACCCTTTGTACGGAAAGTTAAAGAAATGAAACCGACCAAATTCAAAAACTTAGTCTATCTCGACGTTGAAACTTACTTCGACCGTGAATACTCACTCAGCAAAATGACGATGACTGAGTACATTCGCGACCCTCGTTTTAAACTACACTCAATCCAAATGGCGATAAACGACGGGGAAATTCAGTATTTTGACACCGACCATATCGAAGATGCGCTCGTCCTCCTTCGCAGTCTCGATAACTGGGCACTGGTTGCTCAAAATACGGCCTTTGATGCCGCTATCCTCAACTGGCGATACGGCATCAAACCTTCTTTTTATTACGATACCATGTCAATGAGCCGTGGGTTCTGGCCCACAGAATCCGCTTCACTCAAAGAACTCGCGATTCGTGTATTCCCTGATGATGAAACCATGCGAAAAGGCGACGAGCTTATTAATTTCCTTGGTGTAGAAACCCTTACACCTGAACAGCACGTCGTAATGGCTCGCTATGGTAATCAAGATGTGCACTTGACACGTGAAATCTTTAAAAAGCTCGTTGAATACGGTTACCCAGAAGAAGAGTTATACCAAGTTCACATGGTCATTCGCATGTACGTTGAACCAAGTTTCGTTATCAATAGACCGTTGTTAGAAACAGCTATCGAAGAAGACGTACATGAAACAGAAACCGCGGTTGAAAAAGCATTAACAATGGTAAAAAACCTCTGCAAATCGAAAGGGGTTACCTTGCCTTATGCTTTTGACAAAACACTTTTCTCGTCCAACCAGCGTTTCGCTGTTTTACTGAAAGACGCCCTCGATATCGAACCACCAATCAAACTCAATGCGAAAGGCGCGCCAACTTACGCATTTGGTAAACGAGACGTGCCGTTTATCAAGATGCGTGACGATTACCCTGAGTTCGAACAGATTTTCAACGCTCGCGAACTCGTTAAATCAACAATCGCGGCGTCACGTGCCGCGACAATGTTACGTTGCTCGCAACCATCGGACTTAAACCCAGAAGGACGTCTACCCGTACCCCTTAAATACTATGGTGCAGCGACAGGGCGCTATTCTGGCTGCCTCTCTGCTGATACAAAAATCATAGTTAAACACGCAAATAACATAGTTGAAGAAATCCCCATCGTAAATCTGGACGATAGTGATTTGGTTTGGGATGGGGAAGATTTTGTAACACATGGAGGGGTGTTTTTCAAGGGTTATAAAGAGGTAATCACGTATGACGGAATCACAGGGACAGAAGACCACCAAGTCTTCACAGAAAATGGGCAGACAAGTTTGGCTAGAGCAAAACAAGGCGGAGAGGCAATTTTGGATTGCCCGAAACCAACTTATAGGAAATATCAGATTGACTGGTAATGAATGCCGAAAAGGTTCAGAAACCACAGCATAGACAGAATAGATAACGAAAAAGGTTACGAGCCAGAAAATTTAAGGTGGGCAGATAGAAAACAACAAAACTTAAATAAACGCAAGTACAAGAGAACCGATAAAGGAGAACGGATACGACATCTACAAAAGGTGTGCGACTACTCATACGAATCAATAAGAATGTTTATAAACCAAGGACTTTCGGATGAACAAATTATTACAAAACGTAGTAAATATCGAACCAGTATATGACATACACGATTGCGGTCCAAGAAACAGATTTTGGGCTAACGGAAAGCTAGTCCACAACTGCGATGGTATTAACCTCCAAAACTTACAACGGGGCAGTAAACACCGCCTATCGCTTACTGCACCAAAAAATCACCTCGTATTCGTAGCAGATAGTAGTAACATCGAAGCCAGAGTAGTGGCAACTTTTTCTGGGCAAAATGACCTTGCAGAGGCGTTCAGAAACGGGAGAGATATCTATTCGGACTTTGCCACCGATGTCGTGTTCGGCTATCCAGTGGATAAGTCGCTCAAACACGAACGTGGGGTAGGTAAGGTGTGTATTCTGGGCTTAGGTTACGGTATGGGGTGGAGAACATTCCAGCGTACCTTACAATCAGGACCAATGGGTATGACACCGATGGCGTGTTCTGACGAGTTTGCTCAGAAATGTGTGTATGGTTACCGAGAAAAATTCCCGATGATTACCCAAAACTGGCAGATTGCCAACTCGATGATTACTCAAATGCTAGACCCTGCATGCGACATTCAATGGGGTCATTTACGGGTTTTACATAACTGTATCCTTATGCCAAATGGTTTATGGCTCAGTTATCCGGGCCTGCGAATGCAACAGATGGAACACGCTAATGGCGTTGATACTTGGTATGAATACTGGAATGGCAAATTCTGGAAGAAAATATACGGTGGTTTGTTAGTCGAAAATATTTGCCAAGCAACAGCAGGTCTTATCATCAAAGAAACGATGAACCGCATTGACCGATGGCTTGTTGAAAACGACCTTGGACGTATCGTCTTACAAGTACACGATGAAATTATCTGTGTTGCGCGTAGTGATAGACCGGATTTCCCACCAGAAGTCATCCAACAAACCATCCAAGATATGATGTGCGTTGTACCGGACTGGATGCCGAATATCCCACTCGCCGCAGAAGGGGGCTTTGCCAGCGAATACTCAAAATAGTGTTTAGAAATATTACATTGTGTGTAATAATATTACATGCAATGTAATAATCTAAGGTTAAAAATGGACGATATCGACAAAGCATCTCAAACAGAGGCTTTTTTATTACACTCATCAATAGAAACCTCAAGAAAAAACCAAGCAAAATCATTGGGTTACACGGGTTTGTGTCATTATTGTGATGAACCTTTACCTGAAGGTCAATTATTCTGCGATTCCGATTGTCGAGATGACTACGAATGGCACCAAAAACTCAAGAAACAAAAAATCATGTAGGAGGGCAACAATGGAAATCGTGTTTCTCGGCGCATTGAAGCCGCTTCGTAAAACTTACACACCAGCTAATGTGGAATCATACCCGACAGTGAAGAATTTCACTAGTTTTCACGAAGAAGTTGCTTCACTGGAACAGTATGCCGAAAAACTACGAGAACATGCTAAAAAAGGGCACTGTATGTATAAAGGATTGTTAAAGCAATCCTTAAACAACGAATCTCGTCGCGGTCTAACCGACACGCTTGCTGACACAAAACTGATGGTCTTAGATATCGACGGCTTAAACCTCGATATTCAAGGTTTACGAGGGAAGTTTAGTAGAGAAAAACTTATCACTGTCGCAGAAAGTGTAATTAGTTACATCCCACAGCTCGCTGACACCAGTTATGTAGTAGGTGCATCTAGCAGTTGTGGTATGGCTGACTCGGTACGTATCCATCTACATTTTTTCCTAGACGGTTACGTATCGCCAAAGTCGTTGAAAGAGTGGATTAAAGCGCAAAACCTAGAACACTTCAGTGACAAATTACGCACAACACCGGCGGGGAAAGAAATTAAGTGGTTACTCGATCCTTGTCTTGCTGACAACTCACGAATCGTGTTCATCGCACCACCATTATTTATGGGCGGTGTTGAGAACCCGTTCAGTAATATCGAAGACCGTGTTGTTTATGTCAAAAAAGCTAAAGAATCAGCGACAATTTCAGATGAAATTATGTCGGTTGACCCAGCAGTAGTTGACCACAAACGCAAAGAACTACTGAAAAAACTACACAAAGCGATGGGTATGAAATTCATCGAGCCGTCATACACTGTACTTAACCACGACGGCGAACGTTGTAATGTAGTCAATAACCCGAACCGTGTCAGTATGCATTATGCGTACCATAACGACACGTTTTGTTACTACAACATAGGACCGAACGGTGACAGTAACGCATATTATGTATTACTCGCCAACCCGACAGTAGTACGTAACTTTAAAGGTGAAGACCCGTTCTTATTCGAAATCGCTGACCCTGATACTTATGTAGAACACCTTGAGCGCTTCAAAGACCGTGAAATACCGAAAGCGGAGAAAGAAAGTAACGTACCAATGGTGTTTTTAGAACAGGGTAATACATTCTTGATGACGCTCTATTCGCCAAAAGAAAAAGCAGTCATCGCCGAAGAATGTATTAACGACAAATCCAAAGCAGAATTGTGGTTTAACCATTATGGACGCTCTTTACCAGATGCAATCCCTCTTGCTGAGCGTCGTTTCGACCCGACAAGTACAGAAGTATTCACAATGGACGAACACAACGGATACACCTATGTAAACACGTTCAGACCAACCGAATATATGCGTACAAAATATGAAGCGCCTATCCCCGACGTTGGTTACTCAAACGGGTGGATGTTACAGTTTGTATGTCCGACCATCTATAAGATTATCGCACACATGATGGCTTATGATGACACGACAATTAAACATTTCATTAATTGGTTCGCTTACATCTTTCAAAGCCGTCGTAAAGCTGAAACATGTTGGGTGTTACAGGGTACACGGGGCACAGGTAAAGGTGCATTTTACCGGAATGTATGTCGACCATTGTGGGGAGAGCAGTACGCCTTCGAAAAACAATTACAAAATTTCGAAGACGACAAAAACGGTTGGGAACGATATGCGTTATTAGTGCTAATCGACGAGATTAACATGAAAACACTGCGCGACGCCAAGAAAACTGAAGCCTCGCTCAAGAACCTCATCACTGACGATGAACGTACTATTCGTGCAATGCGTCAAGAGCAGGTACAGATGAAGTCGTTTATGAGTGTGATTATGTCAACCAACGATGTAAACGCGCTTAATATCCCTGATAACGACCGCCGTTATAACGTGGCTCCTCGCCAAGAAGAAATGCTACGTACCCGTTACCCTGAGTTTGTCTATGACCGTGAAGGAACAGACAAGAAACTTGCTGAAGAACTTGAACCATTAGCGGCATTCCTTAGCACTTACCGAGTAAACATCCCTAAAGCCTTTGAGGCGTTAGAGAACCAAGCTAAACAAGACGCTCGCGAAGCAGGTAAATCGAGTAGTGAAGCATTCTTTAGCGCGGTACGTTCGGGCAACCTCGATTATTTCACCAGTGTATTGGAGGTGAAAGAAGTAGAAACCACCAATATCACCATCGCTATGCGTTGTAAAGAAATCGTCAAGAAGTGGTTACTCGATGCTAGAGATGGTGTTATTTCATTCGTTGCTAACGAGGATTTGCGCCAGCTCTATCACCTAATCGAAGGGACCAAAGAAATGACCTCAAACAAGTTTGGTCGTTTAGCTCGCGCCAACGGTGTAGGTAGCCAAAGGATACGCAATATCAATGGCACATCTATCCGATGGGTAATCGATAAAGAACTACTGAACGCGATTCTTGAAGATTTACCGGCGGAGGATAAGAAAAAATTTGAAACCGCAAAACGCGTATTACATTTAAAAACGGAGACCAGTCATGAAGCAGTTTAAACCGGATGGGGCAGTCGGGAAAGCAATTACACCGGTCCAATCCAATGATCTACCTGTCAAAGTTTTTGTACCTAAACCCCACAAAGACAAAAACGAAGTTGACACGACTTTTGAAGCAGGGTCCATTAAAACGTGGTCCTTCTCAAGTCTATCGACATATGAAGAATGTCCGCGTCGATTAGCCTTCAGACGTATCGATAAAATTGAAGAACCGTCTTCTGAAGCAATGAGCCGTGGTAGTGAAATACACGACCTTGCAGAGCGCTTTGTGCGAGGGCAAGAGGGTGATGAAGTACCGCCAGCACTGATGAAATTTGAAAAAGGTTTCTTGACTCTGAAAAAAGCCTTCGAAGATGGAATCGTATTCTGCGAAGACGAATGGAGTTTCGACAAGGACTGGTCAGAGTCAGAGTGGCTAGGACCGAAATGCTGGCACATGGCAAAACTCGACTGTTTTGTAAAAAATGACGACGGTTCGGCATTGATTATTGACTATAAGACGGGTAGGAAGTTTGGAAACGAACTCAAGCATGGCGAACAAGGCTTAGTTTACGCTATCGCTGCATTCATGCGATACCCAGAACTTGATTTTATCAAGGTTGAATTTTGGTATTTAGATAAAGGGGAGAAATTAACCCGACAATACACACGACAACAAGCACTTATTTTTCACCCACAGCTACATCAACGAGCCAAGGAAATGACCACAGCAACAGAATTCCCGGCACGACCATCGTTGAACGCTTGCAGATTTTGTTTTTACGGCAAAGAAGGGCATTGTAAAGAGAAATTCGACGCAAGCATGCTGTAAATACGAAAGTGCCCGTTGGTGACCAAACCAACGGGCAACGGAGACCAATCCATAACCGACCAAAGTTACAGAATGGAGATGCAAAAATGGCATTCACAGAACACACATTTTCACTTCTACGTGAAAGTGTAAAACAATCTATGCTTGATGACAAGCAAAAAGGACTACCAACAGGTGAATTGTTGGAGTTTAAACCAGATACACTCGACGTAGTACGTTACATAAACTATATGTTTTCGGATGTTCGCTATTACGAATTTGACGATACTCGCACAGAGGCAGATAGATGGGTAGAAAATAACCTCGAGTTATTGGATGCTGAAGTAGTAGATGGCGGGGATGTTACATTAACGGTAACAAAGAAAGGTGAAAAACCAGTTACTAAAAAAGGAATAAAGTTAGGTAGAGCCCTAAAATGGCTATTCCCAGAACTTAGTGATGACGACATCAAACGAAAAGTGACACAAACTACAGCAAGATATAAAACGATGTATGTAATGTTCACTGACCGTTTTATCCATAAACATTACCGTGTGTTATCTGTCACTCAAAACCTGAGTTCTTGCATGGCAAAACGACCATCTTATTATGGGCTGATTAGACAAGATACATGTGAAGATGACCCCGAATGGGAACGTTACATCTACCCAACCGAACCGTACAACAATTCGCCAAACTTGCGTTTAGCGTTAATCACACACCATCACCCAGATTCAAAAGAATTTAACAAAGAAGGCCAGTACCCATTTGTCGCCCGTGCGATTGTTAAGATTAACGGAGACGATATCAGCTATAACCGAGTTTACGGTATTGAAAACGCGCAAGAAATTCTTAGGTCTGTCGGCATAGCACATAACGGTACAGAAGGCGGGAAATTAAACATTATCTACGACGAAGATGATAACATCGTCGCACCTTATGTAGACCCGCACAATTCACTCAAATTATATGAAGACTACATCGAGATTGACGCAGATGGTGCGTATGAAATCGAACATAACAGGGCGGTATTATACAAAAAATACCATTGTTTCTGTGACCATTGCAATGAGTACCATGATAACGATGAAGAGGATGAATACATCAGTGTAAGCGGTGTAGGTACAGTATACGGTGATTGCCGGGATGATTATTACGAACCGATAGGACGCACCGGGTATTTCCACGTAAATGACCTTCATTATTCGGACTACCATAATAAACATGTCCACGAAAACGATGCTATTGAATACATTGATACTGCGTCAAGTTATACAACAACAGACTATATTCACGAAGATTGGTTAAATAATGCCGAAGTAGTAAGGTTATGTGAAAGCTACAACGACGTAGACTACGCCAGTGAACATGTATGTGTAAAAACCGTAGATGGGGAGTTTTTCCTAGAATACCACCAAAGTGACATGTATTTCAGATTTGGGGATGATTATTACTCAGTCGACGACGGTTACCGGTCAGATACCATGGACTGCTATATCCCAATCAGTGAAGCCGTGAAGTACAAAAATGACTGGGTAACCCAAGAATACTTAAACAATTTAGAACAAGAGGAGTTAGAAGATGCTGCCTAGCCAAACAATGCCGATTATCTGTTCATACCGACGTGCACATGACAGCGTCGGTGAAAAAGCGTTCATTAACAACTATCTATTGCCGAATTTAAAACGCCTAGCACCAGATGCACCTTTAACAATCGATGGCTACGGCAATATGTTACTTGATATGGGCAAAGACACACTGATGTTTGTCGCTCACGTCGACACAGTGCACCGTAAAGACGAGCCAGAAAGACAAGAGGTATGTCAGCACGAAGGTGTAATGTCGCTAGTCCAGTATAAAGACGTAATGTCGACTCCGGGATGTCTCGGTGCGGACGACGCCTCCGGTATTGCTGTCATGCTGTATCTCATTTCTAAAGGGGTTAAAGCACAGTACCTCTTTACCCGGTGCGAAGAACGAGGAGGCTTAGGTGCGGATTACTTCCGGGAAAACTCAAAAGATGTCCTTGAGAAAGTGCGTATGGCGATTGAGATTGACCGTCGCGGCACAACCGAAATTATCTACTCTCAGGGTGTAGGAGATTGTGCTAGTAAAACATTTACAAAAGCTTTATGCCAATCTATTGGTATGGGGCACAAGCCATCTGACCGCGGTTCGTATACCGATGTAGCAACGTTTGCTGACATTGTACCAGAATGCGTGAACATTGCAGCAGGATACAGTAACGCACACTCAGCTAGTGAAACAGTAGATTTAGTCTATCTGGACGAGCTAGCGGAAGCGATAAACGATGCAGTAGAAGCAGGTGAATTAGATATTTTACCTATTGAACGTGAAGCTGGAGATTTCGGTTACTCGCCGTACTGGGAAGCTGTCGGTTATTACAGCTCACCCAACAGTCAACTCAGTGGGTAGAAAACTCGACTTTAACGAGATTTACGAGTTCGTTATCAACGACCCCGAGGCTGCGGCATTGTTTTTGGAAAGTTTCGGTATCACCCAAGACGACTTAATCAGTTTATATGAGGATGTTTATGACGACAGATACAATCCCGAAGCCCTTTGAACATCAGAAAAAAGCAACAGAGTTCTGGTTAGTAAACCCGAGGATGTGCAATTTCTCTGACCCGGGGACTGGTAAAACTCGAGCAACATTAGATGCGATTAAACAACGGGGGGGGCGAGCGGTGGTCGGACGCTGGTCGTCGCCCCACTATCTATCTTACAGTGCTCATGGGGAAACGACATCGAGAAATTTACGCCAGAACTAACCTATGCAATTGCAGATGCAAAAAACCGTGAGAGCGCGTTTAACTCAGGTGCTGATATTGTACTCATTAACCATGATGGGGTTAAATTCTTAAAAGACCGATCGGAATTACTGGAAGATTTCAATACATTAGTGGTTGATGAATCCACAGCGTTTAAACATTACAACAGCCAGCGTTCAAAAGCCATAAAAGCAGTCGCTCAGAATATGGATTACCGAGTAATTCTAACTGGAACACCTAACTCAAACGGTGTGCTTGACCTGTGGCATCAAATCTTCCTCGTGGATGATGGCGAACACCTCGGTCAAAACTACTTTGGTTTTCGTAATCTAGTGTGTAAACCTCGTGTATTAAATGTCGCAGGGCGTACCATAACCAAGTGGGTGGAAAAAGACTCCGCCAACGCCAAAGTCACCTCGCAATTAAATAGCATCACTTTTAGGGTGAAATTTGAAGATGTTATTGAAATTCCCCCTAACCACGAACGAACCGTTCACGTGGAACTACCAAAGCAGTTAATGAAACAGTATCGGGAATTCATGCGTGATTCGGTAATGCTACTCGAAAGTGGGCAGATTACTGCGATGAATGCCGGTGTACGTATGCGTAAGTTACTCCAACTATTAACAGGAGCCATCTACGATGAAACTGGTAACGTGCACACAGTGCATACGGACCGTTACAACCTTGTGCTAGACCTTGCCGAAGAAACAGACCACTGCGTCGTCGCTTTCAACTGGCGACATGAACGTATTGCACTATGTAATGAAGCCAGACGCAGAGGTCTATCGTTCGGTGTGATTGATGGGGAGACACCATACACTGAACGGACACAGATTGTAAACGACTTCCAAGACGGTAAGTTACATATTATCTTTGCTCACCCACAATCAGCAGGGCACGGTTTAACACTTACCCGAGGTAATCGCACTATCTGGGCATCACCAACATACAACGCTGAACATTATCAACAGTTCTGTCGACGAATTTACCGCGCGGGACAAACGCGCAAGACAGAAACAGTCAGAATTGCTGCTCTAAATACCGTTGAGCAAGAAGTATATGAAAAACTCAATGGGAAATTAGACGCAATGGACGAACTGCTTGCCTACGCAAGTGCGTTCACACAATAAAACACAAACGGAGACCAACCAATGAACTTTGAAATTACACAACGACTATTAACTAAACTACGTGCCGCTTTGCAACGCCAACAAACCTTATCTGCAACAGATTACGAGAAGCAAGAAAAAGACTTAACCGCTAAACTCGCAGAATTAACTTCTGACACTGAGCCAAACGGCACAGCCCTTGTCGACACCGCTCGTGAGTTGCAAACGCTACGCGCAAATCGCCACAAACACATGGATAAGGTGTTGGAAAACTCGACACAAATCGCCAAACTCAAATACTTATTAGCTGAACAAGTAGCGTCAATCAGTATTGATGAACAAATTGCAACGCTAGAGGAGATGGGTCTATGAGTATTGGCGGGTTAATTGAACGCTATGCTGAAATCAAGCGTCAGCGTGCTGAGTTAACAAAGCAAGACAACGAACTAAAGGCAGAGCAATCTGACCTTGAAATTCAAATGTTGCTCGAGCTGGATAAAGCAGGTACCGATTCCGCAACTATCCGTGGTGTAGGTACCGTATACAAAACAAAAGAAATTGTTCCAACCATTCAGGACTGGGACAGTTTCAATACAAGTGTCCGCGAACAAGACCTGTTATTCTTGTTCCAAAGACGACTCAACGCAAGCGCATACAGGTCTTTACTCGACCAAGGCGTTGTCGTTAAAGGGGTGGAACCGACCGAAATTACAAAGGTTACGTTCCGTAAAAATTAATCGTTTACAAATATTACATTTGTTGTAATAATTTGACATGATTATGTAATATTTTTAATCATAAACAATGACCATTTAACATTTAAACGGAGACCGAGAACATGACTAAAGCAAACCAAGAAACTAAAACAGCAGTAGCTCCATGGAACCCCACCATGTCATTATCACCGGCAGCGATGCAAGACGCGGGATTAGGTAATGAAAACGTTCGCACAGAGGACTTAGCACTGCCACGTCTTGTGCTGTTACAACAAATGTCACCTGAAACTATGCCGGGGTCGGGGGATAAATACGTAAAAGGTGCGCAACCGGGGTTGATTTTAAACTCGTTAACCAATGAGCTGTTTAAAGCGGTGTACTGTGCCAATCTCGACTTTAGTGTGGAATACACAGTATGGCGTAAACGCGACCAAGGCGGTGGTTTATTAGGGACTTTCCCAACAGAACAGGAGGCTCGCGAATTTGTCAACGCAAATACCGAAGTGAAACCTGAACACTGTGATGTTGTAGAAACGCATAACCACTTACTGTTGTTAATTGACGAAGAAGGTAAAATTAAAGATCCGGTTCTTTGTCAGATGACATCATCTAAACTCTCAGTATCTCGTCGCTGGAACTCAATGCCAGCAATCCGTAAAGGTGCACGTTTTGGTTCTATCTGGGCACTGAGTTCAGTAATGGCTAAAAATAAAGCAGGACAGCCTTACTACAACTTCGATATCGAGCTCGCGGGTTGCCCAGACGATGCGCTATACGCACAAATCAAGAGTGTGTATGAAGCCCTAGGGTTAAACAAAACAACCCACTAACCACTAGCAACACCCGCTCCCTCTGCTTGTGCACGGGGCGGGTATTATTATCGGTGATATATGAACGAACCAGATTTTACAAGAGCAGTCCATAAAAAAATCCCAGTTGACTCTGTATGGGTATGGAAAATTTGTGATGCTTATATGGGGGGGATCCCCGATGCGTATTACAGACACAGAAAAACAGGAGGTGCGTTATGGGTTGAGTATAAATATCTGAAGTCGCTACCTAAACTAAACAGTACAAAGATTACACCTAACCTAAGCGCGTTGCAACGGAAACTACTGCGAGAAACAGTGGAATCAGGGCAGAAAGCGTGCGTTATCGTAGGCTTTAAAAACACAGGTGTAGTATTTGAAAACGTTGATGAATGGGAAAGTGGTATCGAAAAGAGCGAATTTGAGAAACGTTCACTATCATATAAAGAGCTAGCAGGGTACATAACATATAAAGTATCGTATTAGTTTATATGTAATATTCTACAATATTATGTAATATTTTTTCTTGTTTATTACCGCTTTTTACCCCATACTTTAACGAAACTATAAAAGCGGAGAATAACCATGAAAAACGAAAGACTAATTCTAAAGCACCTAAAAAGACTGTACAAAGAATTTTATGATAACGGTGGACGCCAATCCGATGTTATGCGTGAGACTGGTCTGAAACAACCGACTATCTCTCGCTATATGAATGGGGACATGCCATTAAACATAAACTTCTTGACCGGCTTCATGCGAGCCCTCGGTAAGTCAATAGATGAATTAGCACCTTACATGACACCTAATACGATTGTAGATGTTAAGTACACTGTATCGGGAAAAAGAATAACTGAGAGTGTAGAAATAATGGCAATGGAATTAACTGAATCAGCATTCGGCATTAAAGTCGATACAGATTGTCATGGCTTGCGAAAAGGGGCCATTTTAATTGTGTGTGAAGATATCATCCCATCAGATTTAGATAACGTTGTTCTAATAAATAAGGATAAACCAATCGTTTATGGAGTATTAGAGTATAAACCTGACATGTTTGATAGCGAATGGGCGATTAGAACCCATACAAGCAAAAATGAATTTATGTACACAGAGGTAAAAGAGCCTAAGAAAGTATTATATGTCGTGGGCGTTCAATACCCTAAATCGATTGGGAGAAAAGAACTCATTCGATAAAACAAAAACACGGAGACCAGACCAATGACCGACCAAACCAAACGCTTTGTTAAACTCGCTGATATTTGCCAGATGTACAGCGTGTCAAGAACCGCCCTATGGCGACTGAGACGGATGAAAGGTAACGATCCTTTCCCTAAACCACTGAATCATAAACTTAACGCATCGGTGTTTTTCGATGCCGCGGAGGTAGATTCATGGTTCAGTCGTCAACTCAATTAATCCTACAACAAACACCTCTAGCCCTGCTTATGGTAGGGCTTGGGGTTCTTTTGACTCTTTTTATAGGAGATGCAGAATGATTTTAAACACGAAACTCAACGAATTCGCTGCTCGAATAGCAGTAGAGAACGTGCCCTACCCAATAAAAACACCGAAAGAATACAACCTCAAAAATTACACAGAACTCGCATCGAAAATTATGGGTGGGGAGTATATAGACGGGTTGCACCCATCGCATGACTTAATGGAAGTTGTAGTAGATAACTTCAACGTAGCAATTCAGACGATAGAAGAGTTAACAAAACTCGAAAATACTCTGTACCTATGTGAACTTTACAATCTAGTAAACTACCGAGAAATGATGAGGGGGATAAAAGATGGACAATAACGGTTGGATTAGTGTTAAAGAGCGATTACCTGAAATAGACCAAGACGTTTTAGTCGCCTATTGGACTGGTAGCAGATATGCAATTGGTTTCGCTACATATGCATATCACTACGAAGAATTAAAATTCATAGAGCCAAATTTTAAATACCACGGCTATTTTGAAATAACGGTCGACTGCGACTTTTGGAGACCGTTACCCGAACCACCAGAGGATAACCTATGAACACGTACAAATTACTAATGACGGTATCCATGTTTTTATGCTTGGTGATATCAGTTTTATCGAAACAGTTTCTAGGTTGGGGTACAGCGACCACTGTAATTTTCACTACCACAGCATTGATGTCGATAGTCTACATTTCGTTTATCTCAATACCTGAAATTACCAAACACCTAAACAGCAGAGTAATCGCGCAGTTAGCGATACTAATGGTATTGCTATCAACGTCAACGGCATTTTTAACAGCCGTAGTAATGAGGTCCGCATGCCATTAATCAATATACAACTGAAATACTCACCAATAAATAAAGCAGTCGCCATCCCATTAGATGAGATTGACCACGACATCGACACTTTGGAACACGTCTTGCAGCTTGTACATCACGCAAGACGCGAACACATCAACTACCACAACAAGAACAAACGCTATGACAAAGAAACGGACAAAGAAATACTCACACAAGTTGAGACAAATCAAAACAGCACAGCACCTTGTCAATGACATTCTTGTCGTGACAGTAATTGATGTCGTTGATAAAAAACTTGTGCCACGAACCTTTGCTATGAAGAAAGGCACTTGTCAGATTATCGAGTTATCACCAGAACAGAAACGTATTCTCTATGACATCAGACATAGTTGGTGTTTCTATTCAGCGGTCGCTTGTCGCAAGCAAGACGGCAGTCGTTATTTACATGACGCAAGTGAGTCGTTTATTCGGGAACAGTACAATCTCGCTGACCTCTCGCAAGTGTTAGCGGACACATTGTTCGATAAGTTCAGTAAGGCAAATTCGTTACATGCGTTGACAGCTTACTGGATATCCTCACCGTGTGACCACGACTTCACATTAAGGGAAATGTTAGCACCACTGTATTACAGAAACGTGTACGACGAGTATTTGACAAGTTATGAATTAGAAATAGATAGCAAAGATAGCATCGGCTACAAAGCCGATTCACTTGAACAATTTATCTTAGAATGGAAAGGGGTTTAACTATGGTCAAAAACACACTGGATTGGACGCTAGAAGACTTCAGGGAAGCAACAAAAGAATTACTTAAAAATCCAGATTTTAAATATGACGTTATCGAATGGATACCGGGAAATAAACGCCCTCGCATTGATTTGGAAAGGGATCTAAAAGCTGACGCCGTGGAAAACTACGCACAAGCCTTCTTTCGCAAGAAAATACTAGAAGCGCTGGCAAAAAATAAACATGAAACACGCGTAAGAAAAATGGCATTCTTCAACGAGTTAATGTGGGCGCTTGGTTGTGGAAATGATGAAGTCGGGGTAATAGAGGTTCTGGTAAAACGGTGTTACTGGCCAATTCAGGATGCCATAATTTTATACAAAGAACCTGTTTGCAAATTCCTAAAAGATTGTCAAACCACGCATGATGCAACATGGGTAATTACAAACGGATACGAAGCACCATTCAAACCCGGTGCTAAAGTATTATTACATTCAGGAGATGGGACTTACACCGTTGGTGTAATACAGCCGCCGATTACACCAGAGTTGGACAGGACTGGTTATAGCCTAGTGAAAAACGAAGAATCGATATTATTAGAGCGAGGAATGCTCAAACCACCAGTGGGTATCGTAGGTAAAACTATACGTTGGGAAGATCTTAAATTAATAGTAGGATTTAACTATGGGCAACGGTTACGAACTTGAATACAACCATATACCAGCAGATGTGGCATATGAACACGGGATAGAATATCCGTATCCTGACGAAGGACAACCGCAAAAATATCCGTTAGACAGATGGGTACCCGACGTACCAAGACCGTCAATAGAGGAAGATTTGGGTTTAATGGCGGATTTTCTAGCTAATTGGATCTTGCGTGAAATGGACATTTACCTCAGCGATGAAATCGACAAGGACGATATAACAGTCGAAGACGTCAAACAAACACAACTCTTTACTGACATCCTTAACGACTGGGATTGGGACGACGCGAAAGCTGCGGAAGACCTAATACGATATCGAGACTGGGATTTCCATAAAGCTAAATGTCTGATTGATGGGGACCTACTTGCGAAAGCAGACGAATACGACAGGGAGCTAAGTAGGAAATGGGTAGCGGAGAACGGCTATCAACCACCGTTTGAACGAGATATACGCGTTCGCTGGAAAAATTACGGTGTACAAAAAGAGGGTGTGATAGGTGTAACCGTTGATAAGTTTTTAAGTGCGGGTTTATACACAGTGCAAACACCAGATTGCATGGAATTAGAAGAATCCATCATGAAACACCGAAGCGACCATATTCCCGGTTCTTGGGGTGAGAAGGTCCGATGGGAGGATTTGGAGGTAATCAATGACTAGACTAGGTTTCGGCGACCCCCAAACGTGGGGGTATCGTCACTATGATGCATCCACAAGAGATGATAGGTTCATCGAGCAGATGAACGATTTCGTGGATGACTTAATGTTCAAAAACGGTTTCGGGCACTTTTGGGGGGAATTATGCAACCAACACCCAAAACTCGTCGATGAATTGCTACGTAAACAATTAGCATATAACAGAGAATATCAATAGATATCCTCTACGTCTGAAAAGTCGCCGCTCACCCATCTATCGATTGTATCAGCCCATTCTTGCAACATCCGGCGTCTATGTTTAGCATATTTAGCCCTGTTATAGACGCTTCGTACGTTCTGTTTATTGTGGGCGAGTGACTTCTCAATCCAATCAGCGTTATACCCGAGCTCGTTGAGATGCGTCGAAGCAGTACGACGTGAGTCATGAACCGTAGAGTTTTCAATGCCGAGTATGCTAGCAATCTTGTTATGGCTAAAATTAAATGCGCTAGCCGAGATATGACCAGTGGTTGAATAAGCTGATTCAGCGACATATTTGCCGTAAATGCTATTAGCCCGCAACTCTCGAAACATGTCAATAACCTGCGTGCTTAAATAAACGACATGGTCGCGGCGCTTCTTGGTGTTAGCCGCAGGAATAAACCAAATGCCATTCTCCAAATCAACATCTTTCCATTCTGCCTTAGCCAATTCCATTTTCCTCACGAGCGTATAAAGTAAAATTTTCAAGCACAATCCGACACCTGTTTTGTGTACATTGATATACCCGATATACCGACTAATCTCGTATGGGGTCATATAACGTTCTCGGGGTTTTATCGTTTTATTCGCGGGAACCCGAATTCCTCGCAACGGTGACATGGAAATAAGTCCCTGCTCAACAGCGGTATTGAATGTAGAAGAAATTACACTATGTACATTTGCGTGAACCGATTTATATCTGGGGTCTATTTTACCAAACACGCTACGGATGTTATCCGTAGATAACGCATCAATCGGTATATCTTTTAGCGTAGGGTGGATGTGAGTGTAGTATGTGGATTTAAGAACTCTAGCTGAGCTATGTGAAACCCCATTTAAAGTTAAACGGCGCAAAAATACCTGCTCAAAAGTACACACCCCACCAACGGTCTTCTGCTTATTTTTATGCAAAGCAGGGCATACCCCCTGTACCAATAATCGCCGAGCTTCTGCCAACTGTTCTCTCGCATCTGCAAGAGTGATACCGTCTTTACCGTATTTACCAAACGTTACCGTTTTACGCTTACCTTGAAACCGGTAGTCATACCGGAACGATTTCGCACCGCTCGGTAAGACCGCAACATACAACCCATGTAAATCAGATACCTTGTATAACTTATCGCTGGCTTGGAGTTTTTTAATTTTAGAGTCTGTTAACAT